ATAGGTACTCTTGAAACAAAGAAACATGCTTTAATGCATCAAGTTTCTTCTAGCCAAGAAATGCTACATACTTTACAAGCTCAACTTGAAAAAGAATACGGTACTGTTGATATTAATATTAACGATGGCACTATAAACTACAAAGAAGATGGCCAAGCTGATTCGTAAGATTTCCGTAGGTAAGGACTATAAAAATGACGCTATGCACTATGCCGTAGGGCAAGAAGTGTATGGTGGCCATACTATTTGTGATATATTAGAAGAGGACGAAAAGTATTCTATATATATTAAAAAGAACAAAGATGTTTTACCTTGGAAAGACTTTAATAAAAACATGGCCGTATCTGTAGAGTATAATCTAGAATACTAATGAAAAGCGTTCACAACTTTGTTGTAACGCCTAAAGGAGAAAGATATAATAATACTACAAAAGTTGGTGATTCAGAATTAATACTTAATACTGAAATTTACAATCATCAATACGTAAATAGAGAAGCAACTGTTATATCTACACCTATAGTGGGACACACGGAAATACAAGCTGGAGATACAGTTATAGTACATCATAATGTTTTTAGAAGATGGCACAACGTAAAAGGTATAGAGAAAAATAGTAGAAGTTATTTTAATGAATCTACTTATTTTATAAACCACGATCAAATCTTTTTATACAAAAGAAATAAAGAGTGGATAGCTCCAAAAGGTTATTGTTTTGTAAAACCTTTAAAAGCAATAGATCAATTTAATATTGAATCTGAAAAACCTCTACAAGGTATTGTTAAATATTCAGACGGTGCAGTAGAGGTAAACGACCTAGTTGGTTTTAGGCCTAATAGTGAGTATGAATTTATAGTTGATGGCGAAAGGCTATATAGAGTTTTATCTAATTTTATTACAATTAAATATGAATATCAAGGAGACGAAGAAGAATATAATCCAAGCTGGGCAGAAAGCAGTAGATGAACTGATTAAAGTAGCTAAAGAACCTATTGTAGATTCAGACGATGATATATCAGCTGATAGATTAAAGAATGCTGCAGCCACTAAAAAACTAGCTATATTTGACGCATTTGAAATACTTAACAGAATACAAGAAGAAGAAAACTTGCTTGAGGGAAAAACACCTAAAGAGACAGAGAAAAAAGCTTTTAAAGGATTCGCAGAAGGTAGATCTAAGTAATGTACGAGCAAAGTTTAGTTAAAGTTGTTGAGCCTGTAAAAAAAACAACTATTAGTCGCCTTAATAAAGGTAAAAAATGGAAGTACGGTTATGATAAAGAACACGATATAATAGTTTTATCTCATAACGGTCAAATAGGTGAAATTATAGAAATACAAAATTTAACTATAGCTTTACCAAAACAACCTAAAGATATTTTTAAGCACGAAAAAAACAAATGGGTTAAGTTTGATTATCCAAAAGAACTGTCTAGAATAAAAAATATATTTGATTGGAGAAATTATCCTGATGAAAAAAAAGATCAGTGGTATGATTATATAGACGAAGAGTTTAAAAGAAGAGAAGAAGGATTTTGGTTTATGAATAATGGCAAACCAACTTATATAGTAGGAACTCACTATATGTACTTGCAGTGGAGTAAAATAGATGTTGGTGCGCCAGACTTTAGAGAAGCAAATAGATTATTCTTTATATTTTGGGAAGCTTGTAAAGCAGATAAAAGATGTTATGGTATGTGCTACCTAAAGAACAGAAGATCAGGGTTTTCGTTTATGTCATCTGCAGAAACAGTTAATTTAGCCACTATATCGAGTGATAGTAGATATGGCATATTATCTAAAACAGGTGCTGACGCTAAGAAAATGTTTACCGATAAAGTTGTACCTATAAGTATAAATTATCCTTTCTTTTTTAAACCTATTCAAGATGGTATGGATAGACCTAAAACAGAATTAGCGTATAGAGTGCCAGCTAGTAAGTTTACAAGGAAGAAAATAACATCTAATGAAAAGTTAGAAGAGTTAGAAGGTTTAGATACAACTATTGATTGGAAAAATACAGGTGACAATAGCTATGATGGTGAAAAACTAGCATTATTAGTACATGATGAAAGTGGTAAATGGGAAAGACCAGATAATATATTAAACAATTGGCGTGTTACAAAAACATGTCTTAGATTAGGTAGTAGAATTATAGGTAAATGTATGATGGGGTCAACTTCCAACGCCCTAGATAAAGGTGGAGATAACTTCAAAAAACTATACAATGCATCAGATGTCACTAAGCGAAATAGAAATGGTCAAACAAAGTCTGGTTTATACTCTTTGTTTATCCCAATGGAGTGGAACTACGAAGGCTTTATTGACGAGTACGGAGTTCCAGTATTCACTACTCCTGACACAGATGTGTTTGCCCCAGACGGTGAACTAATAGATGTAGGTGTAATAGATAATTGGCAAAACGAAGCCGATGGTTTAAAATCAGATCAAGATGCTTTAAACGAATTTTACAGGCAATTTCCTAGAACTACTGAACACGCGTTTAGAGATGAAACAAAAAATAGTATTTTTAATTTAGTTAAAATATACGAACAAATAGATTACAACGAAGAAATGTCTAGAACTTTAGGAATTACACAAGGTAATTTTCAATGGGTAAATGGCGTTAAAGATTCACAAGTAATATTTTACCCAGATCCAAAGGGTAGATTTAAACTTAGTTGGGTTCCACCTCAACAATTACAAAATAGAGTGGTTTTAAAAAATGGTATTAAATATCCTGGTAATGAACACATGGGAGCATTTGGTTGTGACTCGTATGATATATCAGGAACCGTAGATGGAGAAGGATCTAAAGGAGCATTACACGGCTTAACCAGGTTTAGTATGGAGGACGCTCCTGCGAACAGCTTTTTTTTAGAATACTTATCAAGACCACCTACGGCTGAAATATTCTTTGAAGATGTTTTAATGGCATTAGTATTTTACGGTATGCCAATACTTGCGGAGAACAACAAACCAAGGTTGTTATACTATTTAAGAAGAAGAGGGTATAGAGGTTTTTCTATGAATCGACCTGACAAAGTATGGAACAAATTATCTGTAGCAGAAAAAGAAGTTGGCGGAATACCAAACTCTAGCGAAGATATAAAACAAGCACATGCCGCTGCAATTGAAATGTATATTCAAGATCACGTAGGCATGAAACAAGATGGAACGTTTGGAGATTTATACTTCAATGAATTATTAAATGATTGGAGTAAATTTGATATAAACAAAAGAACAAAATTTGACGCATCAATAAGTTCTGGTTTAGCAATTATGGCTAACAATAGACATTTGTATACACCAAACCCAAAAGTTGAAAAGTCAAAACTAAATATAAATATTTCTAAGTATAGTAATACTGGAACTAATTCACAAATAATAAAATAAATATGGCATATTCTAGTAAAAGTTATTTTCCAAGTCAAACTGTTAGTGATGCTGAAAAAATAAGTTATGACTATGGTTTGAAAGTTGCTAAAGCTATAGAACAAGAATGGTTTAATGAAGACAGAAGTATCAATAGATACATGTCAAATATTAAAGATTTTCACAATTTAAGATTATACGCTAGAGGTGAACAATCAATACAAAAATACAAGGATGAGTTATCTATAAACGGTGATTTGTCCTATTTAAATTTAGACTGGAAGCCCGTACCAATTATATCTAAATTTGTAGATATAGTTGTAAATGGTATTGCTGAAAGAACTTATGACATAAAAGCGTATTCGCAAGATCCCTACGGTGTTGCTAAACGAACAAAGTATATGGAGTCTATACTTTCAGACATGAGAACTAAAGAGCTTAATGAATTTTCTAAACAAGCTTTTGGTATATCTATAGCTGAAAACGATGAAGAAACATTGCCAGAAACACAACAAGAATTAGAACTTCACATGCAGTTAACTTATAAGCAGTCTGTAGAGTTAGCAGAAGAACAAGCTTTAAACGTTTTAATGGAGGGAAATAAATACGAGTTAATAAAAAAACAATTTTATTATGATTTAACTGTTCTAGGTATTGGTGCTGTAAAAACTAATTTTAACACGTCTGAAGGAGTTACTATAGATTATGTTGATCCTGCTAACTTAGTTTATTCTTATACTGACTCACCTTATTTTGATGATATTTATTACGTTGGTGAGGTTAAATCTATACCTGTAAATGAGTTGGCTAAACAATTTCCTCATTTAACAGAAAGTGATCTTGAAGATATAATGAAAAACAAGTCATACAATAGAAATAATTATAACACGAGATATTCTACTGATAAAGAAGACAACAACACTATACAAGTTTTATATTTTAATTATAAAACTTATATGAATGAAGTTTATAAAATAAAAGAAACAGGTACTGGCGCTGATAAAATTATACCTAAAGATGACACGTTTAATCCACCACAAGATAAAGAAGGTGGATACAGTAGAATGCTAAGATCTATAGAGTGCCTATATGATGGCGCTATGATTTTAGGTACAGACAAGTTATTAAAGTGGGAAATGGCATCAAATATGATGCGTCCTAAAAGTGATTTTACTAAGGTAAAAATGAATTATGCTATTGTTGCGCCTAGGATGTACAATGGTAAAATAGATTCATTAGTAAAGCGTATAACTGGTTTTGCTGATATGATACAATTAACACATTTAAAACTGCAGCAAGTAATGTCACGTATGGTTCCAGATGGTGTTTATTTAGATGCTGATGGTTTGGCTGAAGTTGATTTAGGCAATGGAACTAATTATAATCCACAAGAAGCTTTAAATATGTTTTTTCAAACTGGTTCCGTAATTGGTAGATCATTTACAAGTGAAGGCGACATGAACCCAGGCAAAGTGCCTATTCAAGAAATAACATCTGGATCTGGTGGTAATAAAATGCAAGCTCTTATAGGTAATTACAATTATTATTTACAAATGATAAGAGATGTAACCGGGCTTAACGAAGCTAGAGATGGTAGTATGCCAGATAAAAATGCTTTAGTAGGGGTGCAAAAATTAGCAGCTGCAAATAGCAACACAGCAACAAGACATATATTACAGGCTGGCTTATATTTAACAGCAGAGACAGCAGAGTGTTTATCGCTTAGAATATCTGATATTATAGAGTACTCTCCAACTAGAGATGCGTTTATTCAAGCCATAGGCGTTCACAATGTAGCGACTTTAGAAGAAATGAAAAGTTTACACTTGTATGACTTTGGTATATTTATTGATTTAATGCCAGACGAAGAAGAAAAAGCTATACTTGAAAACAACATACAAATGGCACTACAACAACAAAGTATAGAGCTTGAAGATGCTATTGATCTTAGAGAAATAAAAAATGTTAAACTAGCTAATCAACTTTTAAAAATTAGAAGAACTAAAAAGCAAGAGAAAGATAGGCAAATTCAGCTAGAAAATATTCAAGCTCAAGCACAATCTAATACTCAAGCTGCTCAAGCTGCTGCTCAAGTTGATGTTCAAAAAGAACAAGCTTTAACTCAAAGCAAGGCTCAACTTGAACAAATGAAAGCACAAATTGATGCTCAAAAAATGCAACAAGAAGTTGCTATGAAGAAAGAACTAATGGCCTTAGAGTTTCAATACAACATGCAACTTAAAGGAATTGAAGTTGAAGGTATGAAAAGTAGAGAAAAAGAAAAAGAAGATAGAAAAGACGAAAGAACAAAAATACAAGCTACACAACAATCAGAAATGATTGAGCAAAGAAATAGTGGTAAACCACCTAAAAACTTTGAGTCCGCAGGTAATGATATACTAGGCGGGGGATTTGATTTAGGTTCGTTTGACCCTAGTTAGAATTTATTAATTATTATTATATTATATTATGGAAGAAAAAAATGAACAAGTAGTTGAGGAAACTACCCAAGAAACAACTGAACAGACAGTTGAAGAAACTAAAAAACCAAATATTAATGAAGACGGCGATTACGTTGTTGATTTAACTAAACCAGAAAAAAATGAAACTAAAGAAGATAACGCTGACGACAGCGGAGTGGTTACAGAGTCTGAAGATGCCGAGCCCACAGAAAAACAAGAAGAAGTACAACCGGAAGCAGAAGCACAAGAAGCTCCAGTATTAGAAGAAATTACTGAAGATTCAACAGAAGAAGAGGTTGCTGAAGCAGAAGAGCAAATAGAAGAAGCTGTTGCTGAAGCTGAGGCTACTGGAAAACCATTACCAGAAAACATCCAAAAATTAATGGATTTTATGGAAGAAACTGGAGGGGATTTAAGTGATTATGTTAGACTTAATCAAGATTATTCAAAATTAGATGACAAAGATTTACTATATGAATATTACAAGCAAACAAAGCCTCATTTAAATCAAGAAGAAATTAACTTCCTTATGGAAGACTCGTTTTCTTACAACGAAGAAGAAGATGAGGAAATAGATATACGAAGAAAAAAATTAGCGTTAAAAGAGCAAGTTGCCAGCGCTAAAAGCCACTTGGACGGGCAAAAGTCCAAATACTATGAAGAAATTAAAGCTGGAAGTAAGCTCACAACTGAGCAGCAAAAAGCTGTAGATTTCTTTAATAGATACAACAAAGAGTCAGAAGCAAATCAAAAAACAGTTAAAAAGAACTCTGATATTTTTACACAAAAAACTAATCAAGTTTTTAACGACAAGTTCAAAGGTTTTGAATATAACGTCGGTGATAAAAAATACAGGTTTAATGTAAACAATGCTGAAGAGGTCAAAACAACTCAGAGCGATATAAGCAATTTCACCAAAAAGTTTTTGGATAAGAACTCTGCTTTAATAGACGCTAAAGGTTATCATAAATCTCTATATACAGCAATGAATGCAGATGCTGTTGCAAAACACTTTTACGAACAAGGCAAAGCTGACGCTATGAAAGATAGCGTTGCTAAAGCTAAAAATGTAGATATGAATCCAAGACAAAGTCATGGTGAAATAGAAGCAGGTGGATTAAAAGTAAAAGTGTTAGGTGATACATCTTCTGATTTTAAGTTTAAAATTAAAAATAAATAACAATTTAAAATTACAAAATTATGGCAATTACTGCAGGAAGTAATTTGAATAGCGTACCTGCTCCACAAAAGCAAACGTTATCTTCAAATTACTTAGATCTTTCATCTGCGTCAAACGCAGGTTGGGGTCAACAATACGTTCCAGATTTAATGGAAAAAGAGGCTGAAGTTTTCGGGCCTCGTACAATTTCAGGTTTCTTAGCACAGGTTAGTGCTGAAGAAGCTATGACTGCTGATCAAGTTGTTTGGTCAGAGCAAGGTAGGTTACACATTTCAGTAAAAGGTACAGTAGCAACAGCAGGTTCTACAAACGGTACGTTTACTGTAACAAGTGATATTGATGGTAATGCTATCGGTAACTCTCAAGCTGATCACGGTGTTAGAACTAATGATATAGTACTTATTGCAAGTGCTGGTATAGTTACTCCTTGTTTAGCTGTTGATACTGATACAGCTGTTATTCAAGTTGAACCTTTTGATAAAGCTGATTTAACTGGTCACGCTACAACTTCTGGTGGATCTACTTTATTAGTTGTTGGTTCTGAATATGCAAAAGGAACATCTTACAATGATGGTAACTTTTCCGCTGCTACTTCACGTACTCCAGCAAACGAACCTAAGTTCCAAACTTTTACTAACAAACCAATTATAATGAAAGACTACTACGAAGTATCAGGATCTGATGCGTCTAGAATTGGTTGGGTAGAAGTTTCTTCTGAAGGCGGTGCTTCTGGTTACCTATGGTACTTAAAAGCTGAAGCTGACACGAGAGCTAGGTTTACTGACTACATTGAGATGGCAATGCTAGAAAGCGTTAGAGGTTCCAACTCTACTGTTGTTGATACTAGCTTAGGAGCTAGTGGCGATACTGGTGTTGGTACACAAGGTTTATTTGACGCTATTACTGACAGAGGTAATGTTACTTCTGGTGTTACTGGTGTTAATGCCGCTACTGATTTAGCTGAGTTCGATGCTATTTTAGCTGAGTTTGACAAACAAGGTGCTATTGAAGAATACATGATGTTTGTTAACAGATCAACTAGCTTGGCTATTGATGATATGTTAGCCTCAATGAATTCTTATGGTGCTGGTGGTACTTCTTACGGAGTATTCAACAACTCTGAAGATATGGCGTTAAATTTAGGTTTCACTGGTTTCAGAAGAGGTTCTTATGACTTCTACAAGTCTGACTTCAGATACTTAAATGACAGAGCTACAAGAGGTGGTATTAATGATGTTGCAACTACTGCTGCTATTAGAGGGGTTATGATTCCTGCTGGTACTTCTTCAGTTTATGATCAAACTGTTGGAGCAAGCATGAAACGTCCTTTTTTACATGTTAGATATAGAGCCTCACAAACTGATGACCGAAGAATGAAAACTTGGGTTACTGGTTCTGTTGGTGCTGCTACGTCTGCATTAGACGCAATGCAACTTCATTTCTTAACTGAAAGATGTTTAGTTACTCAAGGTGCTAACAACTTTATGTTAATGAAGTAAACTATTTTTAAAAGACCGGGGCTTTGGCCTCGGCCTTTTATTTTATTAATTTTATTATATATTATATTATGGCAAAAAAACAAGAAATAAAAAAAGAGGTAGAGGTGCCTGTTGTTGAAACTCCAATAGTTGAAACACCAAAACCTAAAAAAGTTGAAACTAAAAAACCAACTTGGGAAACTAAAGATAGAGTTTATTATTTAAAAGGAGATAAAAAACCTTTGTCAAGATCTATAAAATCAGCTAATGTTTATTGGTTTGACGAAAAAAAAGGTTTTGAAAGAGAATTAAAATATTGTGAAAATCAACAAACATGTTTTGTAGATGAAATGAAAGGTGATCAAAGATTATCACATATAATTTTTAGAAATGGTGCTCTGTTAGTTCCAAGAGAAAAGACTGTTTTACAAAAACTTTTATCTTTATATCACCCAGGTAAAGATGTTCTTTATGAAGAGTGGAAACCAGAGGTTAAAGCTGCTGACGAAATAGAAGTATTAGAAATGGAAGCTGATGCAATATTAATGGCTAGAGAATTAGATATTGATTTAGCAGAAGCTATTATGCGTGTAGAAAAAGGTTCTGAAGTATCTAAGATGAGTTCTAAAGAGCTTAAAAGAGATTTACTAGTATTTGCACGTAACAACCCTGCTTTATTCTTAGAACTAGCTGCTGATGACAACGTTCAACTTAGAAACTTTGGTATTAAAGCTGTAGAGCTTGGTATTATTAAGTTATCTCAAGATCAAAGAAACTTTATGTGGGGATCTAATGATAGAAAAATAATGACAGTACCATTTGATGAGCATCCATACACTGCTTTAGCACATTGGTTTAAAACTGATGAAGGTATGGAAATATATTCAAATATTGAAAAAAGATTAAATTAATCTAACTGTAGATGCAGTCGCTCTACGGGGCGATTGCAAACTACAAACTAAAAAGAAATTATGGTAAATATAAATAATGTATATCAAAAAGTTTTAGCTCTTGCTAATAAAGAGCAAAGAGGATATATAACACCGCAAGAGTTTAACTTATTTGCCGACCACGCTCAGATGGAAATATTTGAGCAATATTTTTATGACTTAAATCAATTATCTAGAATTAATAGCAACTCTAAAGAGTATAGTGATATTGTAGATAATTTAAACGAAAAAATATCATTTTTTGAAGTTATAAATGCTACTGTTACAAGCGGAACAACTTTAACTGCAAACACAGGCACAGAAATATATAGAGTTGGTACTGTTATGCATGCGTCATCAAGTGGTGATGTAGAAGTAGAAGAAGTACAAAGAAACCAACTTTTATATATAAATAAATCACCGTTAACTAAACCAACAGATGCTAGACCAATATACGTTAGAGAAAATGAAAACACTATTAAAATATATCCAACGTCTATAACGGCTGCAACTTTTGATTATATTAAAAGGCCAACAACTCCAAATTGGATGTATGTAGTAGTAAATGATAAACCACTTTATAATTCTACAGAGTCTGTAGATTTTGAACTACACGCTTCAGAAGAAACAGAGTTAGTGTATAGAATATTAACACTAGCCGGTATTGCAATAGAAAAACCACAATTAACACAAGTAGCAGCTGGACTTCAAGGTGCACAAATTCAACAAGAAAAACAATAAATAAATGGGATTATTAAACGGTACTACACAACAACAATATTATGATGGTAATGATTATGGTAATTATCAGTTTACTTCTCTTGATAATATTATAACTCAATTTGAAATAGCTTATGTTGGAGAAAATAAAATAATACCTAAAATTAAAAGAACTGATATAGCTTTTCATGCTCAACGAGCTTTACAAGAGTTATCATTTGATACATTAAAATCTATAAAAGCACAAGAAATTACAGTTCCAGCAACACTACAAATGGTTTTACCGCAAGACTATGTTAACTATACTAAAATTAGTCGAGTAGACTCTGCCGGTATTAAACATCTATTATATCCTGCAAGTAAAACTTCAAATCCAATAAACCCATTACAGAACGATAATGGTGAGTTTAAACTACAAGCTGTTGGAACTTTAAACAGTACTACAACTATAGTTTTAGATAAAGAGTATAAAAACATATTAGTAGGTATGGTTGTTTCATCACCAAATATTCCAGCTTCATCTACAGTGACTAGCGTTACTAATGCTAGTAGTATCACAACTATTGTTATAAGCAATGCGGCTTTATATACCGGAGATGAAACTCTTACTTTTACTAAAGCCGATGGTGCTTTAATATTAGAAGAAAATTCTGCTTTTATATTAGAAACTTTGACTATAACAGTTAATAGTGATAAAATAACTGCTAACTCTGTTTCTGATGCTGCTCAAATAGAAGTTGGCATGTTAGTTTCTTCGATTGATTTTCCAATAGGAACAACCGTAATTGATGTTAACGGAGCTGTTATAACAACTTCAAATGTCGCCGATACAGCAGCTAGCACAGAGGCTACTTTTGTATCTCCAAACTCTGAGTCTGATACTTGGTCAAGCTACAAATCACATACTCCATCTGAAAATACTAATGATTACCAAGACTACCAAAATGATATATATTGGCCAAATGAAGGAAGAAGATATGGATTAGAACCGTCACACGCACAGGTAAACGGCTCTTTTTATATAGATGAAATATCTGGAAAAATACATTTTAGCTCTAATGTTTCTGGAAAAACTGTAATATTAGATTATATAAGTGATGGCCTTGGTACAGATGCTGAAATGCAAGTTCATAAGTTTGCTGAAGAAGCAATGTATAAGTTTATAGCACACTCTATAATATCTACATCTTCTCTGCCAATACACCAACAATTAGCACCAAGATTTAAAAAAGAAAAATTTGCAGCTGTAAGGCAAGCAAAATTAAGATTATCTAATGTTAAATTAGAAGAATTAACTCAAATACTTAGAGGTAAATCTAAGCAAATAAAACACTAGTATATGCCTGAGATAAAACACCAGTTTACCGCTGGTAAGATGAATAAGGATCTTGACGAGAGGCTTGTTCCAAACGGTGAATATAGAGATGCAATGAATATACAAGTATCAACGTCAGAAGATTCTAACGTTGGTACCGTTCAAAATATATTGGGTAACTCTTTGGTTTCAGGTTTACCGCAAAACTTCATTGCAGAAGCAAACGCTTATTGTGTTGGAAGCATTGCTGATGAAAAAAACGATGCATTTTACTATTTTGTAGATAACGTTAATAATAGTTGTATAATTCAACACAAAAACGACACTACAACGCTAGTATTTGTAGATATTAATGGTGGTGTTTTAAATTTTTCTAAAGAAAATATAATAACTGGAATTAACATAATAGACGATATGTTATTTTGGACTGATAATAATTATGAGCCAAAAAAAATAAATATTCCAAGATCAATCGAAGGCACTGATCCTAGTGGCTTAACTCACACAAACTTTATTAATTCAAAAACCGGTGCATCTGTTGAAGCGGAAGAAAAGCATATTACTGTTATTAAACAAGCGCCAGCTGTTGCTCCTAAAATAGAAATGTACTCAGAAAGAGATCCAGCTCTAACTTACACTGGAGTAATTCGTACTACAGAACCTTATACTGGTCCTTCTAGTAATAATCAATCTTCTTTTGAGCTAGCAAGATACGATTTCTCTGGATTAAAAGTTGGAGACTTTGTTAGACTTAATATAGAAACTGATATAAACGGAGATAGTGGCTTCGAATTAGATTGGAGTGCTGGTGATACAATTTTGTTTAAAGAATTTATAGATGGTGAAGCGCCAGCTTTACCAATAACAAATTACACTCTAAAAGCCGTTATAACCGACAAGTACAATCCAAGCGGTACAGAAAATAATAGATTTACTGATACTCAAAATGAAGAAGCAGCCAATGGTGATTTTGCTGTGCCAAACGCAAATGGTAGTAAGCCTGATAATTACAATTGGACTAGTAGTGATTTTAGCTACGATAATATTAATAGTAAAATACAATCAACAGTTACAAGCGATTACAAAGTAATAAAGTTTCAAGAAGATATAGCTTGGGATACAGCTGCTCTTGCTGCTAACGCAGGCACTTATGAAATTACAGTTGAGTTGTCTAACGTTACTAATGGCTCAATTAGCGTTGGTATTGTTTCTGATATTGATGATGGTAGTGGTGATAAAAAAAGATGGGCAACTCCTTATTTCAGCGACCCTATAAATACTTTTCAATTAACACTTGGTGAAGATGTTGTAACTTCAAGTGGCTTTAGCAGTAGCTATGCAAAACGTTTTTATATACAGACTAATGGCCAATCAGGGGCCGGCGGCTTTCAAGGTGATATAGAATCTATATCTATAGTAAATTTAGATGCTAGTAATGCTAGAGCTAGATTTAGGATTACAGATATAGCTAGCACCCCACCTATTGTTGCCGCTGGTCAGGGTGAATTAAGATACGCTTTAGATAAACAAGAAACAGATGATAAACTTTATGAGTTTAAGTTTCCAAGATTTGCCACAAGATACAAATATCAAGATGGTGAATATTCTGTTTTTTCACCTTTTACTCCAGTAGCGTTTTTACCAGGTTCTTTTGATTACCATCCTGTTAAAGGCTACAATATTGGTATGACTAATAGATTAACTAAGGTAGATTTAAGACTTGATAATAATGTATTTCCAGATGGAGTAGTTCTTATTGATATACTTTACAAAGAAGAAACATCTTCTAATATATATGTTTTAGATTCAATAAAACAAAACGACTGGAATAGCACTTACAGTATAACATCGGAAACAATAAACCGTGTTGTACCATCAAATCAATTTTTAAGACCTTGGGATAATGTACCTAAAAAAGCTTTAGCACAAGATGTGACTGGCAGTAGAATTGTATATGCTAACTATGAACAAGGTTATGATTTAATAGATCAAAATGAAAACGAATACTACCCAGATATTACAGTAGATTTTGAAAGCGATAGTGGTAATAAAACAAGACCATCTGTAAAATCTTCTAGAGAATACCAAGTAGGAGTTGCATTTATAGATCAATACGGTAGAGAAACACCTGTTGTGGTTG